GACCTGAACCAAAAGCACCCTCGCCATGCCAATCAGACCAATCGGGGGAAAGTCCGTCAATAGTTAATTTGTTTTCTACTTTCGATACAGCTTGTTCGTGACTCTCTGCTTCAATAAGTAAAACCTGTGCAACATGCATAGTTTGTTTCCTCTCTTTCTAAATCTATTATATAACTAACAACTGACAAAAGTCAAGTAAGTAGTTACTATCCGTACATGGGAACAAAAGTTCCGTCAGACTTTTCTCCCCCAAAATATCTTCCGTTAACGAGTATTTCGGATAGCAAACTTTCTGCACCTTGTATCATTTCTTTAATTTCATGAGTAACATAGTCAAGGTGTTCTCCGTCCATAGAATAGAAATCAAACCAGGAATTGTTAATGTGGATTAGTTTTTCTTCTTCTAAAGCGCGAGAAAGTTTTTTATCCGTGTTGTATCCAGCAGAGATTAAGCCTTCACCATTACGGTAAACATTTCCCTGTGTATCTTGGTAGCGAGTCTCTCCGTCACAATAAACAAGCAGACTCCAATCCAAGCCGTCTTGTTCTAAAGTAATTTCTGCTATGCAATCTAAACCCGTATAAAATACTGCGTCTTGCCTGTAAGTTTTTGGAGTAGGTATTTTCCATTTAACTTTAAGAGTTCCTTGCCCGTCAGCTGTTATCTTCTCCATAAATCTATTATAGAGTAAGTCAAGCCGCTTGTCAAGAGTTCCCCTAAAAAATATTTTGCTAGCTGCAGATCCGAGCTCGGGAAATAATAACTTTAATTTCTTTGCTCGGGGAAGGTTTGCTTGCCGTAAAAAAAAAATGAACCTGCTAGACGCGAGTGGACACTACTCGCTGGAAGGACGAATACCCAAAGAAAGGGTCTCACGCCTAGCAGGAACTCTATTAAGGTTAAGGGGCAACCGATGCTTTTTGTAGCGCCTTGCCTGCCGCTTTACCAATTTCTGTGGCAACTTCTGCTGGATTAACTGTACCCGACAAAACTACTGCACCTGTGTTGTTACACAACTTTTGTGCATAATAATCTTGGTGGATTGGAATAAACAACACTCCAACGCCTGACTTAGCGCACTCCTGTACCCAACGCAAAGCCTTTTCTGCCTCGACTCTTTTGTAGTTAGCGTCACTAACAACAACTAATAATCTTGCACCTCGACCACCGAGTAAATTAAGGTTTCCATTTAACGCCTTAAATCCTCTGTCAAACTGTTCAGTATTATCAACTGCTGAATAAGTTGTCACATTATCCAACTTCTGACCTACTCGTAAAGTTGGGAATACAGAATTTCCAAAGTAAACCATAGAAACTTTACCTTGTACTCTTCTAACTGCTTCACTCATAATCCACGCTGTTGAAGCCATTGGTCCCATGGCAGGGTGCATTGACCCTGAAATGTCAACCATAATTCCTACAGACAAAGTTGGGTCCTCTGTGTGTTTGCGTATAGTTCTGCGCCACGCTTCGGTAGGAGTGTTAACTCCTCGTTCTTTCATAGCACTTGCTTGAACCAAACTACGAGTACGCAATCTTCCTGGAGGAGTTACGCTGTTAATTTCAAACTCGTCACGCTCGCGATATTTTGCGCGTTCAAGTATCTGTGCAACTTTTACTGCTGCAACTCTTTCGTCAGAGTTAGGTTTTCTAACATCAACTATTACGCTAGAAGTAGAGTTATCTGTTGCAGAAGTTCCGTCTGAATAAACTTCTTTTGCAATTTCTGTATGCTCTTCTTCTAACTTTGACCTGTCTTTTCTTCCTTTAACAATTTCTTTCCACTCTTCGTCTTGTTCCATTTCTATAACTTCGCTAGTGGAAGAAGTTTCAACTTGGTCTTTAGTTTCTTGTAAAGCTTCTTTTAATGCTTCAACAAACATTTGTTGTAGTTGTTTGTTCTCTTCATTATTTTCGCCTTTTTCTTCTTTCTTTTCACGAATAAGTTTTACCCACTCTTTTGCGATTGGATAAGTTAATTCCATATTTGTATCTATAGTGTGTGTCTGAAACTTTCGGGCAAGTTCAACTAACTTAGAAACTAATTCTGCTCCTAAGAAATCATTAAGAATTTTGCTAAGACTTTCTACTTCTTCTTCAAGTAGAACTCCTGCTTCAACTCTTGCTAATACTAAACCAACTAAAAAGGCAGCAGAAGATACAGAAGAAGAGTTCTTAAACTTTTCCTCTGCTTCATCTACAACAATTTCCATAGCGCAGGAGCGCAAGAAAGGACGAAAGGTGTTATCAGTTGATAAACCTCTACCCTCAATACGAGATTCTTCTAACAACATTAAAGCGTCAAACTCATCTTTATCTGTCAATTCTTCCATGGCTTTTTTAATATCCCACCTAGAGAACCTAGCGTGGAACGCTTCATGCAAGATTGCACCTACAGCTTTTGGAAACTCAAACTGATTCTTTCTTTGTGTTAAATCTTTAATTTGTTCTGGTGTTGTTGCATTACCAAAAGCAATACCTACATTTACTTCTATTTCTGCTGTTTCTGGAATAAAGCATGCAGGGGCAGAACCACCTGCATTAGGTCCTACATAAGCAACTAAGTCGCTTCTTCTAGCAAACTCATTTACTAGAGTTGTTATATTTGCGCCAACTTTCAACCACTCGCTAGGAGTAACTTGTGCGCGTGTTTCATTTAATTTAATGTGTCCCATAATATTTGTGTCCTTTCATAATCTATTATAGAGCATGAAAGGGGTGAGAGTCAAACTCCCACCCCCCATGTCTGCCAAGAGAAAGTGAGGCTAAATCTTGGCAGGTCTGCACTCTTCGCCAAACACTCGAGTTAGGACATCAGCCACTAAAGGTCTGTCCAACTCAGGTGAGGACGCGAGCAAGTTTGAAATTGCAAAGTCAGTTCCAAACTCATTGTTGATATCACGAAACGCAAGAAGTTCTCGCATTTGTGGTGCCCAAGAAGTTTCGCCTGAACTTTGTTTCTTAGATAGGTTTTGTGCAGCAGTAACTAAAGTTGTTGGTACACCTAACTTGCGAGCAAGGTCCCAATCAGTTGTCATTTCTGCTTGCAAAGTGAAACGAGAAACTAATGCTTCACTTAATCTAACTCCTGGAGCATTTGGATTAGTTGCAGCAACCACAAAGAAATTGGGGTCTGCTTTAACTATTGGTCTTTCAGGATTCGCATTGACTTTTAATTCTCTGCGTCCGTCCATTAGTCCGTAAAGTACAGATAAAACTTTCGGGTCAATCAAACCAATTTCATCAACAAAGTAAACGCCACCATTTTCTGCAGCTTTTACTAAATCTCCGTCAATCCACTCGAAACCACCACTAGGAGTTTGTACATAACCACCAACTAAATCAGCGACTTCTGTATCACCTGTTCCCATGAGTGTGTAAACTCCACCCTCTTGTTCTGCAAACGCAGCCTCGATAAGTGCAGTTTTACCTGTTCCTGGCGCACCATAAAGCATGGTAAACATTGGTGAACCAATACTTTCAGAGAAATACTTTTGTGTTGCTTCTCTTGCTTTGCGTAGTGCAGAAACATCTTGAAAGTTTCCCCACTTGCGAGCATGATACTTATCGCCATTTGGACGAATATAAATATCTTCCTGAGAAGTTTCATCAAGTGCAACAACTGTTTTTCTCACAGCTCTTGGTTTGCGTGCTTCACCTGACGCTCTTTCTATAAATCTTCCGTAAGGCGTAACATCTGAGTTAAGTCTTAGTTGTGCTTCAACATCAAGTTTCTGAGTTGTTACATCAACTAGCATTTCCCAAAGGGTACGACTAACTAATGGTTGTTCAAAAGTTGCAACACCACTAGGACCTAACTCTTTTAATTTATCTTTTAATTCTTCGTTGTTCATATTTTCCTCACTTTTCTCTGAACAATTATCTTTTGGTTATTGTTAGCGCTTCTGGATATTTCATACCCTTTTTCGCCTGTTGAATACGATAGACAACTTTTGTAGGAGTTCTACTTAAAGCAACATCTCTCATATCCTTATTAGAAACTTCTACAACTATTGGGTTGTAAATAAGTTTCCAATTTGCTGAACCACCTGAACCCGAACCCATAATAAGTCTCTGAACTATACTTCTAAAGTTGCCTTGTAATCTCTCAATCACAAACTCTTCTCTAGACTTTGCTGGGTAGATAGCACTAATTGAACTACCTGATTCAATCAAACTCATGGCATTTGCTTCGTTAATGGTTGTAATACGCCATTGACGCTTTGGTGCATGAGAGTGTAATTGTCGGTAATACAAACGAGCAGGGACAAACTGTCCTACCTCTGTATATCCGTCAGGAGTGATAAAGAATTGAACGAGAGATAATTTATCTTCTCTTCCAAGTTCTGCGTACACGGAATAACCTTGTACTTTACTTTCTTTGTCAATCATGTTTCCTCACTTTCCTTTCTAACTCTATAATACATTATCCAAGTGACATTTGCAACTTGGGGCGTGTTTACTCTTTTACTGATTCATCATCAACCCATTGGTACTCGATACCTAATAAGTCAAAGACTTTGTAAGACTCTGGGTCTTGGTCACTATTACCTCTACCTTTTTCTATCCACTCTGAGACAGCTCTGGCAGCAAGAGGTCTGTCTTGGTCCCTAACTTCCTCAATATGAGTAAAGTCTTCTTCTGTCCAATCAGTTGTGTCAATAATTGTTAAACCACTTGCATCACCATAATTTCCATCAACTGCAAAATAGTGTAAAACTTTTACTTCTCTCATATAAATCTCCTTTTCTTATTTTTATTATAAAGACTAAAGCTTTTGTTGTCAAGTACCCCTAAAAAATATTACTGTAAAAGAAAAGTTGGGCTGGGATCTCCAACCCAACTAATCTTTGTGAACTATCTTAAATAGTCTTTAAGAAAGTCCAAGGCGTAGACTTCTGGACTTTTTCATATATTTCGCTGAAATCTTTTTTCAAGACTTCCATGTCCACAAAGTTTTTAGTTCTGTGTTCAAGTTTTAGTCGAGTGACACCATTGAGCGTTCCAACTTCAGCGCCATTTAGAAGTTCTCTAAGTTGTGCGTCAATTTGTTCTTGCTCTTTTTTTAGTTCAGCAATAGTTGCCTTAACTTGGTTAAAGCTCTGCATTAACTGTTCTGCGTTAGTTCCATCTAATACGGCAACAACATCAGAAGTTTTAACTGTAGTTGTTGTAGTTACTGTCGATACTGACATGGGTTTTGTTTTTCTCCATTTCTCAAAGTTAGCACCTTGCTACCTTGATATTTCTATTATAGAACCCCCCACTGACAAAAGTCAAGTAGGAGGGTCTAAATCTTTTACTTTGCTATAACTGGCTTTCTTGTGTTAAAGCAAGGCAAAAACTCTGAAACTGGCATACCAGTTGCGATTGCGTTCTTTATCAAAAAAGTCAGTTTGTTCTTGCCCCTATTTTTTCCTTTAACAAATTCAATCATTTGCTCGGAGATAAGAAGCAAGTTATGTGCTTTTTCAACTTCGCCATTTACCCAAAACAAAATTGCCGCACAAGTCAAAGCATTAGCTTTTTCGTAGTATGGTCTTTTTGTTCCTACAATAAAAAGAAGTTCGTTAGCAGTATGCACTTGTTCATCTTTAGAAAAAGTATTAACTGCCAAATCTAAAAATTCGTCTCTTTTTTGAGCACCATTTTTAATTGAAACTTCCTTGAATAACTTTTTATTTAATGGAATATCCACTTTTATTTCCTCTCTTTCTAATCTCTATAATAACATACCCCTCTGACAAAATCAAAGGGGCAGTTATAGTTTTTAGGAATTAACTTTTTCTTCGCTAACTACTCTTGGGCAATCGGAATAGAAATACTCTTCATCATTTCCTTCGGCACAATTACAACTACCGACATCACCCATTTCTACATAGGCTTTGTGGCTCAGTTCTTCTTCATACCTTTCTTCTGTTAGTTCTCCGTTTGCATATTCATTTATTCCCCAGAATTGCATGCCTGGCTCAACATACATAATTTTGAACTCAAGGGTAGGAAACTTTTCTGCAAGTATTTCTATAATTGGAATACATGGAGACCATGCCGTCCACATAGAATAACCAATCTCTCCTTTATCTAATAAATCTAGAAAGGCATAAGTTTCAAAAGAGTTCTCTCCATCAACATTTGCAACATCCCATTTAGTTCCCCAATGGTTTATATTCCACTGATACCAAGCCTCGCTTTTTATGTAAGACTCCATTAGTTCTTCGTCTGGTCTTACTACATTCCAAAAAGCAAATACAGGATTACTAAACTTTGTAGTTTCAGTTTCCTCGTATTTAGGTGGCATTGCGTATTGTCTTTCATAAGGCGCTCCAACAAAATCTATAAGTTTTTGAAGTTCTGCTTTCTCGCCCTTGATTGTTAATTCATTTGAACACCAGTTTGGCATTTAGTTCCTCTCTTTCTAATCTCTATAATAGCATTTGACAAAAATAATGTCAAGACTGACTGAAGGTTTCGGGAACTAATAACTTTCTAGTAACGCGTACAGCTGCTGTGAGGGGTAGGAGGCCAGACTTGTTTCCCAGGCTGGGAACTAATAACTTTCGCGTAACGCCGCAGCTGACCAAGCTGTTCCCCTAAAAAATATTTTTTAAGGGAGCTGATCCGCAGCTGGAAAATACAAGTTGTTTTTTCTCAAAAAAATAAAACCCCCCAGTTTCCTAGGGGGTCTTATTACTTCACGGGTCAGTTTTCGTCACACTCAAAACACATGCCAACATAACGTGGCACTAAGTAAACCGTATCCTGCATAAAATCTGCAAAATTGTCGCACGTTGCGCACTCCGTTAATTCTTTTATCATTTGGTAACCAAACTTGCTGACTCAATAAACCCAGCACCGTTTAGTTCAGGGTCACGAGCAGGTATTAACACATGCCCGTTATCAAAAATTAAAACAATCGCACCGTCTGATTCGTACTCATCCCAACCAAAATCCTCAATCTCTGAGTCCGTCATAGGGCGAGCCGTTACTAATTTTGCACCGATAGCACCCTTACATTGGTCTGCATAAAATTGCTTAACTTCATCTTTAGTTTTTACTTTCACTCTTGCCTCCTAAAATTATTATAGAGCACGGGGATGACATTTGTCAACCCCACCCCCATGCCGTCTATTTTTTGCTTGCACTAAAAACTATGTCTGCTTTGTTAAACACACATAAACCACATCGAACGCATGCCGATCCGTCTGTAGAAATTAAAGATAATCTTTTAGCATTCTCAGGGCACTTTGCTCCAGGCTTGCCAGTTATCTCTTTCATCTTTGCTTGCCCGACTTGAAAGTTGTCTGCAAGGTATGCAAGCCGAATGTTGTCTTTTTTCTTTAAGATAGTTGCAACTTCTATGTTGTCGTCATCCGTAGAGAAATATAAAGATAAGTTTTCAATCCCATTCAATGTTTGGGCTGAAGCTGCCACGCGAGTGTAAACCCAGAATTGAATATCAGAATTAGACTTAATGACTTGCTTCCACGCCAACGTATATTGTTGACTGAAGAAATCGCCGTCCCAGTGAATGCGAAATAGTTTTTCAGCATTGCGCTTTTCGCAGTCTTTTCTAAAGTCTGAAACCATGTTGTTTAATAGTTCAACCATAGTTTGATAGTCGGCGTCTTTTAGTAAGTCCCAGTTTCTAGTGAGAACAGCTTTTACACTTTTGTACAGCTTTTCTAGTTTGCCTGCATAGCAAACTTTTTCACACATCGAAGTTGTGGAAGGGCAGGAATATTCTCTTCCTGCAGGTAACCCGAAGGTATTAGCAATTAATGCTTGATCGCCATTACGTGAAACAGCGTTAGCAACTTTTCTGTCTTTAGATCTTTGTAGTGTCTCCATAGATATAGTTTTACATATTTAAAATAATTTGTCAAGTCCCCTTGAAAGGATTCGAACCTCCGACCTTACGGGTAGAAACCGTTTGCTCTATTCCACTGAGCTACAAGGGGTAAAAAAGAGCAGCGACTACAAGATAGATCGGATGGAAATGGAGACAAGAGGCGGGTAGAAAGAGGTTAACACCCGTTACTTTGTTTACATCCGATATTTAATTGTAGTCGCGCTCAAACCTAAACTATCATATTTCTAGTCTAAAAACACTTTCACTGCAAAATCTACGACTTCAGATGGCGCTTTACTTTCTTCTACCCATCCGTCTGGTCCCATATAACGAATATCCACTTCTCCCTTGCCGTCTGCAAGATTGTCTTCAGACATCCCTCTAATCAACCACTCTTCTCCGCTTGCCGTTTTAACATTGAAGTCACTTGCCAAAACTATTGGCGACCAACCCGTTGCGTTAAGTACAGTTACGCTTCGCAAAATACTCCTCCATCGCTTTCTACACGTTTCATGCCGTTTTCCTCTAATTCAGCAAATAGCAAATCTACTACGGATTCAGTGTGACCACCGACATGCCAGCCATAATTTTCAGCAAGACCTGGGGCACCGTTTTCGTAACGCTTCCAGTCATAGATCGTCACTACATGCTCGCCGTTAAGCAAAAGCATCCACTCGGTAGTTACCTTGCCGTCACCTTCGAATGCATCGTATTCATTTGGTAAACCGAAAACATTTTCAAGTTGCGCACGGGTTATATTTACATAACCCTTCATTGACGTGCCGTTTGTTGCATCTGTTTCTGTAAGTACTTTAAAACTCATATTTCCTCTTTTCTATAACAAAGATAACATGTTAGTAAATTTATGTCAAATCGGGGGATGGTAGGCGGGACTGCGCGATACCTGGGAAGTTAATCAATTTAAAAAACAACTGCGAGTTCTACCTGCAGAAAAAGCTTTACGAACCCTGGTGAGTAAAGTTATCCTACCCAATCCGTCAAGTAAAAGTCAAGTATTTATTTAATTATTTAGATCCGATCCATCCAGGTCAGCTGGTATATAGCTCTAATTAAAAAGTTATTACTTCCTGCGATTGGATCCAATCCCTGGTTTACTTGCATTTTTCGATCCGTCTTCTAGTTTTAAAAAGTTATTAGTTCCCGTGGATGGATCAGCTCGGATCCGTTCCCCTAAAAAATATAGGGCTCGCTTACGCGCACGCCGTTCTTTCCCAGGCCGCTTAGCTCCGTTCCCCTAAAAAATATTAAAGGTTCCCGTTGTTGCATAATGTGAAACACGATCCGTTCCCCTAAAAAATAACTTCCCTGTTCGCAGGCCGCTTTTTCATAAAATCCAATAGACTGGTTCTTCTAGGGGCGGTAGCTCAGTTGGTTAGAGCTACGGACTCATAATCCGTCGGTCCTGGGTTCGAGCCCCAGCCGCCCCACATAAGCTACACCTTATGCAAACTACACTTCCCTATTGAATCCGTTATAAATGTGTACATGGGCAGGCCGCTTTCCATACACCCTTAGTTTTAAGTCTGTACGGTTTTTCTTTATAATGAACCGTGCACCTGGGAGGGGCTATATAGCTAGGAAAGGGAAGTTATTAGTTCCTGCGAAGGCGCAGGCCGTTTTTCCCCTAAAAAATATTTTTATGGCCAAAGATAGAATCTAGGACATCTTCGTACTGGTAAGGGTCGTAGTCCGTTTCCTTTGTACAGTTTCCGTCTTTAAGTCCCATGCCGTTTCTCCGATTTGACAAATGGTAGTTTATTAATTAGACTGTTGATAACAACTGTCTAATATATAAACTACTTGTTTTCAGATTCTCCTAATACATAACCGTATAACTCTAAAGCCTTGTTAGCCCTAGCCGTTACTCGAACATGTTCTTCACGGTGGGTGGCTAGTCTGATATCCGATTGAAGTTCTTCAGCAAGCTCTCTTGCCAGATCTACCAGGTACAAAGAAGAGTTGTTACTTCCCGTGCCGTCATCTAAGTTGTTCATAAGCTGTTCAGTCCTTCTTATCTTTCTCTTCATCGGTTGATTCAGAATCTTCAGTAACAACAATCTCGGCGTCAATAACTCTGTGTTGATCCCCCAAAACTCCAGCAATCATGGTTGCTCCTTCGGCAAGCCGTTGAAGTCTTTCGGCAACAATCACATGGGCTGGCCGTGAGTCTTGGACATCAATACCGACATCTAACTCCACGCCTCCTCGAACTCCAGCGCGATCCAGAATCTCTGTTGCCGCTTTAAGGGCGACGGGTTCTGAGATTGCCGTTTCCATAAGTTGTTCAAGTTTGTCCACAGCGTATGGGGCAGCCTGAACAAGTTTGAGTCTTGCCCGTTCAACGTCAGCTCCAGGACGGCGAATTGTTTTTAGATGGATACGGCAGAGACCGTCATCCTTAATACGACCACTAAACCAAAGCTGGCATCGGATGCCGTCTGGTTTCACAATGCGGCACCGAGCAGGTAGCCCAAGAGGTGCCCGCTTTGAAGACTTCGGGCCGCCTTGCTCTTGTTCCTTTATGTAGGCGCGAGTAGCACCGACAACCCAAGGTGGGCAAAGTTTGTAGGCGGCGTCATCTGCCATAAGGTCGACGCCCGTAATGAAATCTGAGTTTGTGTTGTTGGGGTCGGAAAGAAGAGGTTTCTTTTCGGCAAGTGAAAGTAGACGGCGTTCACGGGACGACTCAATAGAGCGAGCCGCGATTAGCCCAGTTGGGCGGCCAGAGTTGTCATAGACAGCGTCCCAGTTAAATTCGTTTCGGCGTAGGAGTTGACGGTTTTCGTAGGTATCCTCACACACACCCTTTTCTATCTCAACGATGCCGATGCGCGAAAGATCGGGGCGCAAATCCATTGGGTCATCGTGTCTAGGGATTGAGTCCGTTGGGTCAATTTCTTCTGGGTCTGGGCCCAGGAACTCTAATTCGTTGCTCATTGAGGGTTTTTCTTTCCTATCAAAAAAGCCAAGACTCCCCTAAAAAATATTAAAGGAGCCTCGGCTCTTTAGTTAATTATTTCTTCTTAGCTGCTGCCTTAACCACGATTTGCTTTGTGGTTTCACCAGCCAAAGATGGTCCTGTACTACCAAATGAGGAAGATCCAAATGAGGTTAGTACTGAGATGAAAGCAGCAGAGGCTGCTACCTGAAGTGAAGCGTTTAGGTCAACTGACAAGATACCTGCTGCGTCTGTACCCACTAATGCAAGTAGGGTTTGGACGAAAGTTTTGATTGCTCTCTCGGCAGTGGCCTTTAGGAAATCAACTTCGAACATGTTTTTATTTCTCCTTGTTTTTTCGGTTGTGTCCGTTATATCCATAGTAAGCCGCTTTCTAGAAAAGAATTTTTGGGAAAATGGAGAGAGAACGCACCTAATTTTTGCCTCTTTTATAAACAACAAGTGGAAAAATGTGGGGTTTTATGGGGGAAAATGTAAAACTTATATAATAGAAAAAAGGGCACCAAAAAATAATATTTGATGCCCTAAAAAGTGCTTTTGACCTTGTTAAAAATGGTCGCTAAGTCTTCCCCATTGTTTAGTTAAAGACTTTTTTAGTGCGTACTTTTTAATAACTTTGTAGGATCTTATAAGTACCCATAGCCCTGCTACTAGAAGTAGTGTGTTGGCTACATTGAAATCCAAACCTAGTAAATCTTTTATGTAAAGACCTCCCCACCCATCTTGAATGAAGAAGTCAAAGGTCACTTCATCCTCTAGTTGGGTTGAGCTTTCAAAGAATATATCTTCCATTTAGAACTCCACCGTTGTGTTTTTCTTTATGTAGTTTTCTACTGCTACTTCTGGCACTCGAAAACTGTTACCAACCCTGACGCTAGGCAGTTCGTTGGAGTTTAGCAATCTGTAGACAGTCATTTTTGAAACTCTCATATGACTGGCAACTTCCTTAACAGTGTAGAACTTTAGTCCAGATTTTTGGTTTATTCCTGTTGTCATGATTTCTTTACTTCTTCCTGTTCGATTGTTGGGTCATAATTCAATACTAAGTCAACAGCATGTCTAAGTCCTAATGAGTACAGAGTGGTGTCTCCGTCGTCCATTTTAGTTTCCCAGGTTGTTGCTTTCTTATGTAACTCTTCTGCTATTGCGTCTCTCCACTCTGTCAGACCAGTGTTGATGGCGTCAATTATTTCATCGAAGTCTTTATCTTCTTTAGATATGACTGGCTCTAGTAGAAGATATATTCTTCCAGCAGTAGTGGTTTTGGTGTGCTTCATTTAGACCTCTTCCAAAGGAGCTGTCTTTTTCTGATTTCTGCATGAGATACACAAAAACGCGTTTCTAGAACTTTCTACTTCAATTGGGATTTTGTTTTCAGACACGGGAGTAATTGTGACCCCTGTCGTTGAACCACATTCGAAGCACTCAATTGGAACTGGAATTAGCCACTTAATTTTCTTTCCATGATTCTCCGTTGCAGCAATTCCTCGAGATAGTGCATGGAACGCTCCAGACCCACTAGTCTTTCTTAGGAATGCTCTAGTGTCGTTAGTTTCTAGGACATACATTGGATATGTACATTTGCATTTCATTTTTGATGGTTTGCATATGGAGACACCTCCAGCCATGTAATGTCTAGAGAAAGAGTGTCCACAGATACAGACTCTTGGATCTCTTGCTTCTGGTCTATCTCTTAACTGTCTATCTACGTTGGTTACTTGTTCAGAGGTAAGACCTAAAGCAGATAAGGCAGAGTTTTGTAACTCTTCTTCATTACTCATCGTCTACTCCTTCCGATTTAAAATTACTTTTAACTATGTCTCTAAATTTCATTTCTGTCTCTATTTCGCTTTTTAGGTCATCTATCATTCTCAGTGCTATTTTTCTTTTATGAAAAAACGACATAAGTGAGAAACTAAAGATTGCTAGAAAACTAGACGCAAAGGTAACAGCACCTATTAGGAAATATTCTCTTAAGGTCATTTAAGGTAGCCTTTCTTTTCTAGGGCTTTAATTACTGCTGAAGCATCGTTGTAAGCAATTTCTGCCCACTTTTCAATATCTTCTGGAACCCTTTTAGGGAACCAGTATTTAAGTAGAGCCGTTGAAGCAATCTCTACTCTTTTGTCTAGTTCTGGTATTTCTATATCCAGTTCTTGATTACCACCTTTGATAACTTCTAGTTTCTTTTTACTCATTGTTATCGTCTTCATCTTCATCAAGTAGTACCTCACCATCTACAGGAGTTACAACAGTAACTTTGCTAGAGCATGAGTAGCAGTATCCATCAGTTCCCCATGCAGAGATTTTGTGTGTTTCTAGGTTAAACTTAACTGGAACATAGAACCAATCACTTCCACAAAGAGGACATACAGCCGTTGGTATTCCTCTGGCATCTATGGCTTCATCTACTTTGCTCAAGGTTTGTAGTATCTCTTGTAGTCATTTTTTTCTTTGTTAGTTGATGATCCAAAAGAAGCTAAAATAAATAATGCTGCAAAAGTTCCTACAACATATTTACCCCAAGATTCCATTGACATTGATATAACAACTAAAAGTAATCCAATTGGAAACCAATTTTCTTTGTATTGCATTTTCTTACCTCATCTCTTTGTCTTTGGCTAAGACGATAGCACGCACCTAAAACCATACGCAACTACCCCTATATCCATCAATACACTAACACTATACACACTATAAAAAAATATGCAACTATAACACCTAAATTAACTAAAATAAACCAACCATCTAACATCAATTCTAACTATACTTTACTATAGGCGTGGAGATAAAGTCTCTATGAATACGAGTAACTTTAGTTTTATTGATGTTAGATGGATAGTTTAATAGTTATACTATTTTACTATTTTAGATATAACTAGTTACTTTTTGGATAGTATACCACCTAAAAGGCAAAAAAGTATACTATTCACAAACTTAGAGTTTTTTGTTGTTTTTGACCCTTTTTCATCTATAATAGAAAACCCCCTTTATTATAGACAAAAATGCAGGAAAGTAGGCCCCTTTTTGCATTTAAAAACGACATGCTATATAATACAAAATAGCTGAAAATAGCCCCTTTAGGTGGTACTCTCTACCTACTTATGGAAAGGATGAGGCTTTATGGGCAGACGTGTTTCTAAGCCAAAGCATGAGAAAACAGGCTTAAAGGGTCCAGAAAGCCCATACACGCCTTTAGGTCAAGAGGACTATGAACTCTATGAAGAGAGCAGATATTACATAAATAGAGGCTCTACGGGAGACGGTTGGGTGCTTCTAGGGTGTTTAGTTATTTTAGGTATTTTCATTGTTTATAGCCTATTTACCCGTTCTTAGAGGTATAGTTTTATCGACGCAAAGGACTAGGGATTCAAATGAAGAGTAAAAAACTGGCACACAAGGCAACTGAAGCAGTTTTGAAGCAAAGAAATTTAAGTAAGAAACGGAACCCCTTAGAGTGGGATTTCTATAACGAGGATAGCCAATATCGATTAGTTTACGAAGACTGCCTGACATCTGTAAAAATTGCAAAAAAATACTACAAAAAGAAGAAGTTTAAAAAATTTATTAAAAGATTGATAGAAAAGTAATTTTAAATATGAGTGCAATGAAAAATCTTCTAATTGAAGAATTAGAAACGTCTGGCGTTACTAACGACAACGGAGATCATGAAAGATTCTCTCACTACGTTGAAAAAGAAGAGGCAACCAAAGCTCTAATTGAAGGCACTCCAGTAGTGGCTCTTTGTGGGAAAATTTGGGTTCCCTCTAGAGACCCTGATAAATATCCAGTTTGTCCTACCTGTTTAGATATATTTAAGTCTTTGTTTGGAGTTAGAGATTGAAAAGTGTTTATCTGTCTGGTCCCATGACTGGAATAGAAGATTTTAATTACCCTGCTTTTAGGCAAGCAGCAAAGTTATTAAGAGATAAAGGTTTTAAAGTTTTTGATCCGTCTGAACTTTTCGATGGGGATAGTTCAAAACCTAGAGCAGATTTTATGAGAGAAGATATAAGAGCCCTTCTCGACTGCGAAATAGTAGCCCTGTTACCAGGGTGGCAAGACTCTCTTGGGGCTAAACTTGAGGTTGAGGTTGCTTCTCAATGCGACATCCCTATTAAAGATATTGGAGACTTACTATGAGTTACGATAATTCTGCTTACGTTGGCGTTGATTGGTCTCACTGGGACGCAACTAGAAGTTTAGTAGAGGCAGAGGTAAGACACTCTCTTGCTACTAAGTTAGAGAATCTTTTAAAAGCAGCAGAGTTTTCAGAACAACCAGAACATTTTTGTGCAGGCGTTAAAGCAGCTATTAGTGTTGTTCTAGGTGTCAAAGTTAAAGATGAAGTTTATCCGAATCAAATTAATCTTTTCGAATAACTTGTATACTTAATATTCCCAAGAGGGTAACCCCAAGAAATATCAATCAACCACTAACATAGTGTTTGTTTTTGTTTACAAGTAGATGGAGAAGAAATTGTCATTAGTATTGTCTTTTAAGTTGTCAGAGGACTTTGTATCAGGATACAGAAGTAAAAAATCACCTTTTGGTTATAGAGACGCTGCTGATAACTCTGTTGGAGAGATTACTTTTCTTCGTACTTACTCTCGACTTAAAGAGGATGGAACTAAAGAGACTTGGGTTGATGTTTGTGAGCGTGTTATTAATGGCATGTATTCATTACAAAAAGATCATTGCAAAACTAACCGTTTACCTTGGAACGATACTCGCGGTCAAGCATCTGCTAAAGAAGCATTTGATCGTTTATTCAATTTGAAGTGGACTCCACCAGGACGTGGACTTTGGGTTATGGGAACTCCAATTGTTAATGAGCAAAGAAACTCAGCAGCACTACAAAACTGTGCTTTTGTTTCTACTTTAGAAATGACAAAGAACGATCCAGCAAAACCTTTTGGATTTTTAATGGAAGCATCAATGCTTGGCGTTGGTGTTGGCTTTGATGATAAAGGTGCTGAAAAAGATTTTACAATTTACAAACCAAAATCTGAAGAGTGCGTAAAGTTTGAAATTCCTGACACTCGCGAGGGTTGGGTTGACTCTCTAACCATGCTTGTTAATTCTTATTTAAAGCCTGAACAGAATTGCTTAGAGTTTGATTACTCTCTAATCCGTCCTGCTGGCGCACCTATTTCAACTTTCGGTGGAACTGCTGCAGGTCACGAACCTCTAGAAAGACTACATAACTACATACATAATTTGTTTAACAATCGTGCTGGAGAGAAGTTAACAAAAAGAGATATTGCAGATATTGGAAACTTAATTGGTGTTTGTGTTGTATCTGGCAACGTACGTCGTAGTGCTGAACTTCTTATTGGCTCTATTGATGACGATGAGTTTTTAAATCTAAAAAATGCTGATATTTTTCCAGAGCGTAATTCTTACGATCCAAAAGCTCCTGGCTGGGGTTGGATGAGTAATAACTCAGTTGCAGTTAGCGTTGGTCAAGACTTATCAAAAATTGTTGATGGTATCGCTCGCAATGGTGAACCTGGCGTTATTTGGATGGATGTCTCTAAAAAGTATGGCCGTCTTGCAGATCCAATTAATAATAAAGATCATCGCATTGCAGGTTACAACCCTTGCGCTGAACAATCACTTGAGTCATATGAAATGTGTACTCTTGTTGAAACTTATCTAAATCGTCATGAGTCTTTAGAAGATTACAAGCGCACACTAAAGTTCGCTTATCTTTATGCAAAGACTGTAACTCTTCTTCCAACTCACTGGGAAGAGACAAACGCAATCATGCAACGTAATCGTCGTATTGGTACTTCTATGTCAGGTGTTGCAAATTTTGCTGACAAAGTTGGTTTACCAATTTTGCGTGATTGGATGGATGAAGGTTATAAAAATATTAAGAACTACGACACAACTTATTCAGAGTGGCTTGGTATTCGTGAGTCAATCAAAACTACAACCGTTAAGCCTTCTGGCACCGTTTCAATTCTTGCAGGTGAAAGCCCAGGAGTTCACTGGACTCCAGGTGGAAAGTATTTCTTAAGAGCAATTCGTTTTGCTAACTCTGATGCAATGCTTCCACTTTTTAAAATGGCAAACTATAGAGTTGAACCAGCTTCAGAATCACCTGACACAACTTCTGTTGTTTTCTTTCCTATCAAATCAGATGCAGAGCGTGCAGAAAAAGATGTAACTATTTTTGAAAAGATGGCGCTTGCAGCAACTGCACAACGCTACTGGTCAGATAACTCTGTCTCTGTAACTATTTCGTTTAATCCTGAAACAGAGAAAGAGCATGTTGGAACTGTCCTTCATATGTATGACGGACAACTAAAAACTGTAAGTTTCTTACCATCAGGAAACTTTACTTATCCTCAAATGCCATATACACAAATGACTGAAGAAGAGTATGTAGATGCAACTATGAAGTTGTTCCCTATCGACTTCTCTGGTGTTTATGCTGGAATGGCTTCTGACGCTATCGGTGAGGCTTACTGCACTACAGACGCTTGCGAAATCCGTCTTATTGCAGATAACTCAAAATAGTGAGTAGATTTTGGCTACATACGAATATCAATGTGAAGACGGGCACTCTTATTTAGAGGAGCGTCCAATGGGCTCAGAGCAGATTAAAACACTGTGTCCAGTATGTAGTAAACCTCTTAAAAGAGTTTTTACAAGTAATCCAGTGCTTTTTAAGGGTTCTGGTTTTTATTCCTCTAGAGGTTAAGCGTTTCTACATATAGTCGCTTATTTTATTTAGTATTCTTTTGCTATGGGAAAACAGAAAAAAGGTAAAGGTTTTAGCGAACCTGTTCAAAGTAGTGGTCGCACTAAAGCAAGAAAACAGAATCCACGCACTGCTCCAGCAGTTTCTGGAAGAGGTAAGGCAACAGGTAGAACTGTTGGAGGATACTCACCAGAAAAACTGAGGATAAGAGCAGAGAAGCGAGAGGGTGTAGTAAGTAGTAGTTAACTGCGACCAAACTAATGATAAAAGATACTTATAAAGACATAAACCCTAAACTTGCTAGTTTTGTAAGTAAACTTATACCTAAAGATGATAGCTATCATAAAACTCATGAAAGAAGATTTCTTAGAACTATTCAAGTTTTACTTGATCAGGAACCTAAAGGAAAACTTTTAGAGGTTGCAACTAGTGGTTTAGTTCCAATAGTTTTAAAAGAGTTCGCTCCTGATTTAGAAGTTTATGTTACAGAGTTAGATGAGAAGAAGAGTTCTGTAGTTAAGAAAACTTTTGAGTTTGGTGGAAAACAGGTAGAGGCCACTACATACCAATTAGATTTAGAAAAGCATTTAATTAAAGAAAAGCCAGACACTTTTGATTATGTAATTTGTTGTGAAGTTCTTGAACATATGGAGATAGATCCTATGGCCATGCTTTCTGAGATTAATAGAGTTATAAAACCTAAAGGAACTCTAATTACTACTACTCCTAATGCTGTTAGTTCTTTATCTATTACAAAAATGCTTAATGGCATAGAGCCATACTTTTATATGCACTACCAAGTGCCACCTGCATATCATAGGCATAATTACGAGTACAGTATTCATTCTTTAGTTAGTCTTTTAAAAAGTGCAGGTTTTGATGGAAAAGCTTGGACAGAGAATACTTTTGAAGATCCTGTTTTTCATGATGTAAATAAATTGAAAGCCATTGGCTATAGAATGGATCATGTGGGAGATAATATTTTTGGTGTTTCAAGAAAAATATCTGAAGTAGTAGATAGATATCCTAAAGGAGTTTACGATGCCTAGTCCAGTAGTAAGTCTCTATGACTATGCAAAATTAACAAATCCACCTTTTGATGCAGCATGCAAAGAACTTGCTAGATATGTAGATCCTAAAGATACCCATTGGTCTGCAACAAATCCTTCAATTGGTCACTCACCTAAGAAGGGTTATGCAGTAGCAATAAGGTCAAGTAATTATTACATTGCACCAAATGGTGCTTATACGGTTAGCCATTCCTCTGGTCTGATAAAAAATAAAGTATATTTTGCTGAGTTGGATAAAGACTTTGAATTAAAAAATCTTCGTCAAATAGATTTTTCTAAACTTAATATAAAACTTGATAGAGGTATGGAAGATCCAAAACTTTTTTGGAGAGATAATGCTTGGCATTTTACTTGTGTGATGATGGAGAAAGAACTCTGTGAAGTTGCAAGAATGGCAATTTGTAGACTTGATGCAAAAGCAGAAAAAGTAGTTCACATGGAGAAGTTTCCTGGCATAGAAGTAAAGAGACCAGAAAAGAACTGGATGCTTCCTCCAGACAATAACCCCAATTTTGATTTTATTTATGGTCCTAATGCCACCGTTAAAAATGGTGTGCTAACTACACTAATGAGTGACAATAGTGATCTTCATGCTTTAAGAGGTAACACTAATCTTATAAGTTTAAAGGATTCAACTTATTTAGGAATTATGCATAGAACTATAGGTAGACACACAACGGTTCAAGAGAATAATTCTTTTGGCACCGTTAATGCTTTTATAAGAAACTACACTCATTGCTTTGTTCGTTTTGATGAAAAAGGTAAGATTATTGGTATCTCAGATCATTTTCAGTTTAGAAAGTCTGGCGTTGAGTTTGCGTCAGGATTAGTTGAGCATAAAGGTAATTTTATTATAAGTTTTGGTGTACAAGATATAGCAGCGTTTTTAATAACAATTTCTAAAGAAAAGGTTTTAGATAGTTTAGAAGCAGTACGTTATTAATTAGTACTTATACTTCTTCTTCTACTACTTCCTCTTCTTCAACCGCTACTTCTCCAGAATCAATTCTTTCATCTGTCTGCACATATACTTCAGGTTTTTTGTATTTTTTAAAAACAATCTCTTCTAATACAATGTCTGTTTCTAGAGCTTCTTTAGTTACAACGAGTTCGGCATCTCTCCATACAGCAACTACATCGTAATCTGAACAGGCAGAGCATTGCTCCACATGTTTGACTAAACGAACAGTGTTATTAGGCATTTCGTGCCACACACATCTATCGCATTTCATATATACATATCTCCTTGTCTTTTAATTATACATTCCTTTTAACAAGTGTTTATGGGTTTATACTTTAGGCATGGAAAACATTAGTCCTGAAGAAGACTCTATTTTGCAAGATGCCATGCATAATTCTGGTTTCAGTGTGGTTTCAATAAATGCTCTTCACGAGGCATTAATTAAAATGGAAGAGTATTTAATGTACCATACTGGGCTAAATAAGCAAGAGTTGTCTGATAAGTTGGTTCGTCTACAGAATTTAGTTGGCGAGGAAGAATCTAACGAATTAGAGTTAGAAGATATTGTTAAGTGGTTAAAAGCGTTTTAGCATTGAATTAGCAGCTTTATTTTGGTAAGCTGTTTCCTATGGGAAAATCTATTAAATTTGTAAGCCTCTTTGCAGGTGTTGGTGGCTTTGATTTGGGTCTAGAACGAGCAGGTCACACTTGCGTAGGTCAAGTTGAAATAGATAAAAAGTGTTTATCAGTTTTAGAAAATCATTGGCCAGATGTGCCAAAACATAATGATGTTGTTACAGCAAAGGAGTGGGCAGATGAAATCGGACTCGTTGGACAAGTCGACCTTGTCGTTGGAGGATTCCCGTGTCAAGATGTTAGCGTTGCAGGAAAACGGGCTGGACTCGCTGGTAAGCGAACAGGACTCTTCTTTGACGCTCTCTCTTTCGCGACGCATGTCAAAGCAGAAACTATCATCTTGGAAAATGTCCCAGGACTTTTATCAAGCAACAACGGACGCGATTTCGGAGTCGTCCTCTCTAGTTTGGCCGACGCAGGGTATAGCAACATCGAATGGCGTGTCCTTAATTCGCAGTTCTTCGGAGTCCCGCAACGACGCAGGAGAGTCTTTGTTGTCGCAAATCTTGGAACCAAACGCTTCCGAGAAGTACTCACTGAGCGCGAAAGCAGCGGAGGGAATTATTCGTCGAGCAACGGGTCGCGGGAAACCGTTACCAGAAGTTCTGGAGAACGCTCTGAAGAAGATCATCGAGAAGTCAGCACTTTCATAAAAACTATTCGCTCTGGTGCTAGAGACGAAAATGGTAATCTTCCACCAGAAGTTTGGGCAGAACAATTAGTTTCTCCAACATTAAATGTTTTTGATAATAGTGGCGAGGCTCGTGCAACTGTTTTACTTACAGATGTTTATCCAATTCAAGATGGTAGAGAGATGCAGAAGAATCAAAATGGTTTAGGTGTTGCACAAACTGCTGGACAACCTTCTTATACTTTGGATTCAACTGGAGCTCAATCAATTGCAATTCAATCAACAACTATTGGAAGAGCAGATACTTCAGGTCCTCAAGGTAAAGGCTATGGAGAAATTGATGGCCCGATGTATACAGTAGACACTGTTGGTCCACATGGGGTTGCAATCTCTTATGATGCTTACAATCAAAAGTTAGAGCAAGAAGTTTATAGATCTCTTCGCACAGGAACAGATTCAGGTGACTTCGTTGCAGAGGCTCAAACAGATGGCACTTGGTGGAACGGTGGTCAAACTTCTCAAACACTAGACGCAGTTCTTGCAAAAGGACAAACAATGCCAGAGAAAAATAGATTTCCAGCAGTAATTAAAAATTCAACTGTTCGTCGTCTTACACCTATCGAATGTGAAAGACTTCAAGGTTTTCCAGATGATTGGACTTCAGGTCAAGCGGACTCAAATAGATATAAGCAAATGGGTAACGCAGTAACTGTAAATGTTATTGAATGGATTGGTAAAAGACTTTAATGTCTACTCTTTATGAAGGTAATAGGGTTGGAGATCCTAGAGTTTATAAAGACATTGCACCAACAATAACTGCCAGATATGGCACTGGTGGAAACAATGTCCCACTTCTTTTAGATGATGAATTGTTTGTTAGAAAACTTACGCCAGTAGAGTGTGAGAGATTACAGGGTTTTCCAGATAACTGGACTGATGGACAGTCAACTGCAGATCGCTATAAACAAATAGGAAATGCAGTGACCGTCAACATCGCTGAATGGATTGGTAAAAGACTTTAAACTTGCTTTCTGTTTTTGTCTAATACTTTTGTAAGAGATTTAGAAGTTCCAGTAGTTTCTTTATAACCGTATCTAACTAATCTAAACAATAATGCGCCATGAGTAACATCAAGTAGTTTACTTAGTCTGTATAGAGTTACACCGTTTTCTACGCACTCGTTAATAAGTTTTGTGTATTCCTCGGCTTCTTCACGATACCTTGGACTATGGCTTCTAACTCTTGCAGCATAAGCTTTTAGTTCTAAAAGTCTTTTTAGTATTTCTTCGTCTGGAAGAACTATCTCTTTTTTAGCACTAGCAACCCATACATCAACTCGTGGTGCAGGAAAGTCTTCTACTAATGAAAAGTCATAACTTTTATTTTCTTCAATAAGTTGACGAACTCTTTCTCTAGATAGACCAGCACCTCTTGCTATAGCAGTTAAAGTCCAATTAAGAGAGTGCAGTTTTTTCATATATGCTTTTCTAGTCTCTTTGCCCACAGGAGTGCGTTTGTCTATAGATTGTAATTTTTCTATGACTTCTAGAGGTAGCTCCTGATTATTCATCTTTGGCTTACCCACTCTTGATTTTGGAACCAATTTCGTCGTTTCATTTTGTATCATAGATACAGCATATACTACTAGTATTTAATATGTCAAATTGGGGCATATCCCCTGATTTAAAGGTTTTGTTGCCCTAAAGTTTCTTTGGCTTCTATATGTTTAAACCCTTGACTTCTATCTAAGATCCAAGTTTGGTATTCATAAAGATCTAAGAATTTTTCTAATTCTTCAATAACTACATCTATGTCTAAAGTTGAGCAGGTGTATAAATCGAACTGGACAAATGAAGGGTCAGTTTCGTCCCAAACATGCATAGCAATGTGAGACGTTTCTATTCCTACTACTGCTGTCATACCTCTGTTTCCTTCTTTTTCAACATATGCAGCGCGTGGATCAATAGCAACTTTCATACCAATTTTGTCTACTAATTGATAAACCCATGCTTCAGTTTCTTCCACGCTTGTAGGTGGTTTATTTGCGTACCCGTTAAGTAACAGGTGATAGTGGTATGCAGCCATAGAAAAATAGTATCAAATCTTGTTTGTGATTCTGTAAGACACACCCATAGCGTGTATTAACTTATAAGGGTTATTTTTCTTTGATAAGTTAAAGCAATGATTTATGAGTGGCTACCAGATAAAGAACCTATTACAGACAACCCTCTAAATAAGCATGATTCTATTAGAAACTATGGGGATGCTCTAATAGATGTCTTACTATCTAAAGAAGAGTTAGAGGGTTTCTATCAAGACGACAAAAATTGCTATTCGGTACTAGGTAGCACTATTTGTAATGAAGTTATGATTGAAATATTAGAGTCAGGCTTTACTCCAATTTTTGTTAATTGCGGATGGCGTGGAGAAGAATTAGATTCTTTCCTCCTAGAACAATCAAAATTTGTATCTGTTAGAGGTCCAAAGACTCAAGACGTTTTAGCAAGTTATGGGATTGAAGTTCCAGTTAGTCCTGACCCTGGATACAACTTACCTAAATTTATTCCAAAGGGAGACTTAAATGCCCAAATACTTTTTATTCCTCACATACTAGATCCATACATAGAGGACTACGACCCCTTAGATCATGGAGCAGATTCTTTCTACACTACTGCTGTAGCTAGCGAGGAAGATATTGTTGACCTCACTAAATTAATATCTGGAGCAAGATTTGTTTTAACTGGCTCTCTACATGTTGCAATAGCGGCTCACGCTTATGGAACACCTTTTGGTTTATTTAAATTTAATTATGTTAATTGCGCACCTAAATGGAAAGACTGGGCAGAGTCAGTTTATATAGAAGATGTAGAGTTTTTTGACAATGTTAATCAAGCAAGAGAGTGGCATAACATTTGTGTGCCGCCCTACCAAGCAAATTAACTTACTAGAGCCCCCTATCCGATTTGAACGGATGACCGCCCGCTTACAAGGCGGGTGCTCTACCACTGAGCTAAGGAGGCGTGTACCTCGTATCGGATTCGAACCGACGATCTTCTCCGTGAGAGGGAGACGTCCTAACCGCTAGACCAACGAGGCTTCTGTTTATTAATTCTAATCTTCCTTAAATTTGTTGTTATAACTTTCTAATTTAACATAACGCGGTATTGAGCTTTCTAATTTATTTATCTGTCTCTTTATAGGTTTAAGCATATGCAAAACTAGAAAAAAGTCCAAGAGAAGCCCTACCCCAAGACCGAATAAAAACCAAAATAGTTCCACAACTCTCACTTTTATTTATCCTTTAACTCGGCTCTACTATATGATACCCATCCAAATATAAATCCAGACACAAACAACAATATCCCTATAGCTACATAATCTCCCCAGTACATGCAAAACCTCCTCAGTAGTTGATATCTAAAGTAAAATTATCTTATGTCGAAACTTGTTAAATCCCTTGGGCTGCTATTAGCGTGTGTTGCATTAACTGCTTGCGGGAAATACAACTTTGAAGAATCCTACAGATACCCATGTCAAGACCCTAACAAATGGGAAGAAGAGCAGTGTCAGTCTCCTCATTGCGATGCTTGGGGCGGGTGTCCAGATCAGGTTCTTGAGGGAACGAGATTGATATTTGAAGGTTTAGATGAAACAGAAGAAGACACCATTTTAGTAGAAGAGGTTGAAGATGAAAATTAATATGCCTAAAAGAAGTAAAAGAAACAGATACACTACAGAAGAACTAAACGCTCGCTTAAGATTTTCTGTTGGCGTTATGTTGGCTTTTACAGTTTTTCTCTCAACATTGGCAATTATCTACGCCGTGACTTTTGTGACTCAGCCGTTAGGTGAAGTCCAGTCCGAAAATGATAAAGCGTTCTTTGGTCTTCTTTCAACAACAATTTCTTTTCTTGTTGGTGTTATTTCAGGTTTTATGCTTAATGGCACTTCTGCAGCAGGAGTAGAATCTACTTCTGATCATAATAAAGAATAAGGGAGAACAAGATGGCTGGCAAAAATGGCGACGGATTTGTTTATCATCGCTCGGACTGTAGTCCTGGCTATGTAAGATTGTATGGGGCAGGTGGCGACTGGGACGGCTCAGCATGTGAAACATTTGGACTTAATGATAAAGCACTACAGTATATTCACGACCACCCTGAAATAAATCATAAAGTTGAAGATATTTGGGCTATGGAGTGGGATGATGTAGTTGCGCCAGTACTAATTGATCTTGGAAACAAAATAGAAAATGGACTTAAAGAAGGTTATCAAGTAGTAGAAGAAGGCGTAGTCGATGCGTACAACTGGGTGGATGCAAACGCTTGCAACATACTAGTAACCGCAGCAATTTCTGCAGGAGTCGTTGCCTTCTTTACACCAGCGCAACCTGAAGGTGCTGTAACATCAACTACTTTATCTGCTATGGCACAGCCACTTCTTTATGCCACAGACATGGCACTAAAGGTAACCGTAGTAGCGGGAATGAGCACAGTCATAACAGATGCGTTTCTACTAATACCAGAGATTGCAAACAGTGTTGACCACACTCTGTTATACAACATAATTTCAAACTGTCTTGCTAAAAGCTTAGATTCAGCAGCATTATGGGCAACACCAGCAGGTGTTGGTATCGCAATCGGAGCAGCATTTGCACCTGTAATCGCAGATTTAATATGCAACAAAACTTGTCCTGAAGGATTTACTAAAGCATTTGGCGCTTAAAGGAAAACTACTTTGTATACATATCGAATAAAAAAAGTAACTAAAATTGTTGATGGAGACACCATAGATGTCGAAATTGATTTAGGCTTTAACATTTCATACTCTCAGCGTGTAAGACTTGCTGGTATTGACACACCTGAATCTCGCACTAAAGATAAAGTAGAAAAAGAATTAGGTCTAGAGGTTAAGAAAAAACTCGGTGATTTGATATCCCAAGCAAACTTAATTGTTATTAAAACTGAAAAACCAGACTCCACTGAAAAGTATGGTCGCGTACTTGGTTGGCTTTATCTTGATGGTGCAGAGCAGTCCGTTAACGAGGCTTTAATTGCTACTGGCTATGCTTGGGGCTATATGGGTGAAACTAAAGTTAAAGATTTTGAGTTGCTAAAGAGCCTTAGAGCAAAAGCCTCAAAATGAGCACTGCACTAGCTAAAGAGTTTTTATTAAATTCTTTTGATCGTTGCGATCGTTGTGGGTCACAAGGTTATGTTTTAGTAAAACTTTTAAGTGGAAGTTCGTTAGTTTTTTGTGGACATCACGCAAAAGAACACGAAGATAAACTAAAACTTATTGCCCTTGAATACATTGACGAAACTGAACGTCTTTAACATAAAACACATCAAAGAGAAAACCTGTAAACTTATTCTACTATGACAAATAATAATAACGAAGGCAAGATTCCTAATGTACCTCAGCAAGGTTTTTCTAGCTTTCGTACGGATCTTTTTGGAAGAATTAAAACATCTGAACCTTATACTGTATTTGACTCTTCACATAGATATAAAGAATCTGGAGATTTTAGTAAAGAAACTTCTGGCACAGCAACAGTTTCTCATCTTACAAATGAAAGTTCTTTGTCTTTAGCAATAGGCAGTGCTTCAGGTGACAAGGTAACTCTTGAGTCCTTTAAAACTTTTCCATATCAACCAGGCAAGTCTTTGCAGGTTATGCAGACTTTTGTTATGGCTCCACCTAAAGCAAACTTGAGACAAAGAGTTGGTTATTTTTCTAGACAAAACGGAATTTATTTAGAGCAGGATGGTACAAGCGTTTATTTAGTTAAGCGTAGTTATATCAGTGGCGAAGTAGTCAATACAAGAGTTGCACAAAGTGATTGGAATATTGACCAACTTAACGGAGATGGACCTTCAGACATAGTTTTAGATCTATCTAAAGCTCAAATTTTTTGGACAGAGTATGAATGGCTTGGCGTAGGTTCAGTACGCTGCGGCTTTGCTATAGATGGTTATTTTATTCCAGTTCATGCTTTTCATCATGCAAACAAAACTACATCTGTCTATATAACAACAGCCTCTCTACCTTTACGTTATGAAGTTGAGAACACTGGAGCAACTTCAAGCTCTTCTACAATGAAGCAGATATGCGCCACTGTTATTTCTAATGGAGGATATACCAGAAAAACAGAACATTGGACTGCATCTAGATCTACACAAGTTGGTGTTGCTGGAGACTTTTACCCAATAGTTTCTATTCGCTTAGCTTCTGCTAGAACGGACTCAGTAATAGTTCCTAATGCTATATCTATACTTGGAAGATCTTCTGGAGATTATGAATACGCTCTTATAAAAAATGCAACCTTAACTGGTGGTACATGGGTGCCTCACACAGAATCTACAGGTAATGTTGAATATA